GCCACATCACTAACAGCACCCATCCATCTGGATAGGTCTTGCGACATGGATTCTAAGTCTTTACCTGCAGCAAAAGCTCTCTTAATTCCATTAAATGCCGTACTCGCTGTAGCAACAGCGGCAGAGATAGTTACTGGATCAAACACTTTAGTATGTTTTTCGCATCTTCAGAATGATGGTATATGTATCAGCACTAGAGTGACCCACAGTGGTAAAGTCAATATCGCCTGTCTTCCCAGACCCTGCGTTATTAGATATACCACCAAACTCACTATAGTCATGATACCCACTCTGATTTTCACCTAACTCTATTATGAACTTGTCAGAGGTTGCGTCAAAAAACATTCTAACCTTCATGCCTATGCACTGCCACCAGATTTTCTCTATGGCAACACTACTACAAGTATTGCCATATATATCTGATTCCAATGCACTGACATCAACCTTCTTTACAGCAGACTCACCTGTGCCGTCAGAAATGTTTGTAAATTTCATAACAACGTGTTTGTCGCCATCAAAAAGGGTTTGTGATGTTACTGCATCAGCCATGTTATCCCCCTAATTACGCTTCGTAGCCAAACAGTTCTATAAGTAACTTTCCTGCTGTGTAGTCTGCGTTGGTTGTATCACCTAATGTCAAGTATAGAAACTCATCAGCTGCAGGCACGGCTGTAAATATAACAACACTGCCCAATGTAGCATCTCCTGCGTTTACCAATAATGTTTCTGTTAAACCACTAATAGCACCATCTTCAACCCCTGTACCTTCCGTAGCTGAGTGTACGTTGATATCTGGATCACCGCCAGTAGGAGCTTCAAAGCAAGTCATTCTACCTGCTAGGATAGTTCCGTTTCTGGCTGCTGTAATTTGACCAATGTGACATACGTTTGATGTTCCGTCTACACCAATGATATCACCACTAGCTGTAGATCGTAGACCTGTAAGATCAATCAAGATACTTGTCCTGATAATACCACCTTCTCTAATTACAGAGCTTCTGTAAATAGTACCTGTACCACCTGTGATACCAGTACCTGCTTCGGTTGCCATTGTATTTGCATCAAGTGAGGCAACACCTGCTGATGATATAGACATCTGTGTGGTTTCTGTTCCCGTTCCTGATGCGGTGGCTATTGATGTAAAGCCTCCTTTTGACCTAATCGGTCCTGAAAATGTTGAATTGCCCATATTAATCTCCTTGTCTTGGCAAATGTCAGCTTACGCTGTCAAGGTATGTGGATGGGGGTGATGAAGAATTAATAAACCACCCCCATGTTCGCTAGTTAAGCGGCTCCTGTTGAACCATAAATTCCAAGTGGATCAGATACACCGAAAGAATATCTTTCTCTTGCTTTGTATCTTACGTTTCCAGTATTGAAATCACCGTCCATACCAGTAGCCATAGGAGTTCTAACGAAATGTTTCATTCCGTTTGGAACATCTGTGATTATAAAGAAAGCATCGCTATCTGTTAAATAATGATTAACTCTATAGCCCTCTGGGATAGACCCATTGGTCTTGATAGCGTTTAGATCATTATCAGAAGTTCCGACTCTCAAATCTGTTTGTAGCAATCTAGTTGCTGTAAACATCAATGCAGGTGGAACGATTAACTTCCTTGGCTTCGCTGCAATCAATAGACCTCTCTCATCTACGAAAGCCGCAATGTCGATTACTGCCTGCTCAAGAGATGTTTCGTTAAGGTCAGCCGCTGTTGACGGTTGGTTTCTGTTGTTACCGCCTGCCACAGTACCGTGGGAAGCACTAAATAGAAACGCTCCATCACCAGAGGTGAATGTATCAAAACCAGTGTTCAGAAGTGACGCTGCCTTTGTTTGTTTTGTGTAAGCCATCGCTCTAGCAAGAGCCTTTGTATAACGTGCAGATAAGCTGTCATACAAATTGTCTTCCATAGCCTCCTCTGTAATAGAGAAACCCATAGCCACTGTCTCGTGGTTAAAACGAGCAGTGAATGACTCTTGTGCTGAGTCGTAGGAGATAGATGCACCTTCCTGCTTAACAGGTGCTGCACCGAACCCTGAGAGCTTTACTTCTTCCTCAAAACTTCTGTCGGAGTTTTCAGTTTCATAAATCTCAGCGTGTTCATTCTCATAGCCGTCATACTCCAATCCAAACAATGCGTTTAGACCTGGTAGTAACTCTTTTAAGAGATTTGCTCTACTCATAACTGCCATGATTAGCCTCCTCCTGGTGCTGCGCCTGACACGACACCTACACCTAATTGATGACCTGTGTTAAACTTACAGACCATGATTGGAAAGCTTGTTCCTCTTTCGTCACCATCGTGACCTCCAAGGAAATCTACTATCCTCACAGGAAGTGAAGCTGTTGTAGCTGTCGTGCTAATGTCGAGACTAACACGAGAGATACCAAACGTAGCACTTGATGCTGTTTGCTCTAACTCTACGTTAGCCCCTAAATCATCATCATTTACTGTTCCGTCTGCTTGTATAGCAAAAAGAATGTTTGGATCATCAGCAACGTAAGCCATACCTTCGGTATGAGCTGCGCCAGACCATTGTTGTGAAAATGTAAGCTGACTGGTGCTTACATCGATGAAACGACATCCTAGAAAAATACCGATTGGCGTAGCTGAGCTTGTGCCTGTATCTTTCTCGATGGTAGTTGTGGAGCCACCGTCAACTAACTTGACGACATCTCCCATACAAATCCTTGTGGAATACGAGGATAGGATTGGGTATTGACGAAAACCACCAGTGTATTCGCCTCCCAAAGTACCTACGGGTCGCAAACCAAAAGGAGCAGATGTGCTAGACATATGTCTACCTCCATTAAGTTGTACGGGTGCTTCGCTCTGGTTTCAGAACTGGCATCCGTGGATCATTGGTTCTCAAGTAAGAATTATCAACACTCTCAATTTGTCGTTGTGACTGCTCTTTATGATATTCCTTACGGGCTTCTACTGTTTCGGTTGCGTTGCTACATAAAAGTAACCCACCAACCTCTATATTTTCTGACCACTTAGAGTCGATATCGGGCATAACGTGCAACTCTGGGTGATCTTTAGCCAATACGGGAGTCCAACCTTCACGGAATTTTGAGGATACGTTAGGAGTCATAGGTTGCCCCATAACTGCTGTCGCTATCCAACGAAACTTAACACCCTCTCTTGGAGTCGGTGTAGGAAGAAGAGTAGGTCTTTCCCACGTTTTCTTCTTCATCTCTGTCTCACGGGTTTGCGTGTCTCTTGGTTCTCTATTAGCCATTGGATTGTTCCTTCATTAACTGCGCTGCGTATTGCTCTGGACTGAGACCAAGTCGCTTTGCGAGGGCTACTTGGGTTCTTGTTAGACGCACTGTGCGTGATTTTTTTCCGCTTCTTTCAACGGGGGCTACCACGTTTCCATTTTGTAGTTCAGGTGCTTCTTGCTGAACGTCAAACTTTTCAGGGAATATCTTTCTCATTCCCTCATCTATTTCTTTATAATACTCTTCTGAGCCTGGCACAACACCTTTTTGTTGCAACTGTGTATGTAAACCCATAGCTGTTCCTCTCATTACAGAGTCTTTTTCAAACCATTCGTTGTTTTTTTGCCAATCTAAATCTCTTTGTGAAAGCTGAGGAGCTTTAGGCTTAGGTGCTTCTTGTTGAACTTCTTGAGGTTGAGGCTTGTATTCATCTACTCTAAACTTTTCATTATGAAGTTTTGATAGTTTTTCTTGAGCGTCTATTAATTTATCTGGGTCACCAGACTCATAAGCCTCTTTATAATCTGCCTTTGCCTTTTCAAGCTCTGCCCCAACTCTACCTTTTGCTTGATCGATAAGCATACTCTCGCCATCAGCTAGGGTCTTTCTAAGGCTTTCATTATCTTTTTTTAGTTTTTCTGCATAACTAATAGCCTCTTTTTCCATTCTTTTGGCTTCTTCTTTTGCCCTTCTTTCTTCGTGGAACTCATACTTTAGTTTAGATATTCTTTTTTGAACCCCTTCACTATAGTTTTTTATTTCATCATCATTGTCGGCATCAGTATCAGTCTCTGACGTTTCTTTTCTTTTAGGAACCCTATCTTCTTCTGGGGTGTCATCAACAATTTCAATATCAAACTTTTCATCGTTTTCGACAACTTCTGCTGTGTCTTCGATCTTCTCTTCTAATTTTTCTGCTGTATCGTTCATATTCTCTTATATCCTCTTGGGTCATCGACAACGGCTTCAACCGTGTCATCGTTAATTAATCTAAATTCCTGTGTGTGTATTTTAAAACGAGTGCCTGAATATGATCTAAAGATAACAAAGTCACCTACTTTACAGTATGCACCGTTTGGAAACTTGTCTTTATCCTTATAAGCGTCAGCACCCATACTAACCACAAAACCTATAATAGACGCTATACCTTCAGCATCTCTTATTTGGTCAGGCATATATAGACCCCCTTCGGTCTTCTCGTCTACTTCTACTGGGGATATTAGGAGTTTGTAGCCCTTTGGTTCGGGCATTTTAGAAGCGACCTTTGGGTCTTCTTCCTTCTTTACAGCTTGATACATTTTTACCTCATGCAGTGATTAAGGATCACAGTTCCTTGCGTTGAAAACGAAAAGTTACATATAACTTTTTTTAATCATTAATGTATCTCTTTTCTATGTCAAGTATATCTTCGTGTATTTTATTGAGGCATCTGTACTCACCAACCATAGATGCGTATTCCTCCATAGACTTAGCACCACCTGATGATAGATGATTTTTAATATCTTCTTTATACTCTAAAACTTTTGTTAGAAGAGGTGCGTAGATACTTTCACTACTCATCTACAAACTCTCTAGCGAGGTCTATACCCTCTTGTATACCTTGTTTTATTTGATCTCTTTTATTTTTTTGCTCATCAGATATTGCTTTTGTAGCTACTTTTGCAACTTCTATCTTTTGATCTTTATCTTTTTGCTCAGCATCTACTCTAAGTTTTGCTATGTCCATTTCTTTCTTGTGAGCAAACTCAGCCTCTTTTAGAGCCATTTCTTTCTGCTGTAATATTGTAAGTGGATTCTGTTGTTCTTCTTTTGCTTGTTGATCAGCAACCTCTGCTTTGCTGTTGTTCAACACTTTCTCTGATGCTTTAGCTACTAACTTAGATAACTGTTCTTCTACGTTGTCTGGTATTGGCTTGTCCTCATCTGGTAGTGATGTTCCTAACTGTAGCTCCATTTCTTTTCTATACTGGAATGCAACGTGTTCAGTTATGTGAGCCGCCATAGCGTTCTGTATAGCTGAGGCAAAGGGTGACTGTCCTATAATTTGGGCTATCTTTGGGTCTTCCGCTGCGGCTTTATGTACTGCTATGTGTGCCTCGTGATCCTGATACTTAAACGCTTTTACTGGCTCTTGTTTCATTATAGCCATGTTTTCGGCAACAGGGTCTTTAGGTTTTATATCTTCTGGTAGTTTTATAATATCATCAGCATCTTGTATGCCTAATACCTCTAGCATCTGTCTATGTAGCTTTCCCATATCGTACAACTGTGGTGCCTGTTGAGCTAACTGTAGGGCTGACTGATACTGCGTTACCCTCTGTGCCATTGTAGAGGCGTTAGGATCAGATACAGGTATCACATCTATTCTGCCATCAAAATCTTTTGTCCTAGAGAAATCACCCTCGATCTCGTAGGAATAATCAGATGGCATAAAATCGTGTATGCACTTTGCTAATATTCTAAGTTCTTTTTTTAGCGATGCATGAAGTCTAGACTGCACACCCGACATAACTTTCATTGATCTTTCTAGCAAAGCTAGAGTTGTACCCACAGGAGCGTTGGGATTCATGTTTCCTACTTGAACATCGGCTATCGACCCAATTCTTCTTCCCTCTTCGACAATATTTCCCAACAACTGGTATAGTACTGAGGATGGTTCTTTATAAGGTATAAACGTAATGGAATCTCGTATCGCACCACCAGGCACATCGACATCCCTGAACTCACCAGGCATGAGAGGCGAATCATCCCCTTTAATCCTAAGACCA